TTCAACAATCACTGCCTCAACTGTTTTTTATGGTGCGGGTGGTGGTGCGGGTTCTTTTGTCGGCATTTCTACGGCTGGCTCTGGCGGGCTGACTGGTGGAGGTGCTGGTTCATCGGCGGTGGCGTCTGCTGGGTCTGCCGGTCTGGCGAACACTGGCGGTGGCGGCGGAGGTGGCGCGTGCAACGGTTCGGCAAGCAGTGCGGGTGGGGCCGGTGGCTCTGGCATTGTCATCCTCCGTTGGAACGCCTCGCAAGCACAGATCACTCTCTCGTCTGGCCTGACATTCACCCGCACCACAGTTGGCACGGACACGGTAATTCAGATCACAGCAGGCACCGGCACCGTCACTTGGAGCTAATCATGGCGCACTACGCTTTCCTCGACGAGCAGAACATCGTCACCGAAGTGATCGTAGGCCGCGACGAGAACGAGGGCGTCGATTGGGAATCGCACTACGCAGACGTGCGGGGGCAACGCTGCCTGCGGACTAGCTACAACGGAAACATTCGCGGCGTCTACGCGGGGATTGGCTACCGCTACGACCAGCAGCTCGACGTGTTCGTGCCGCCTGTCGCTGAGTAGGCAGAAACTGCCAGTATCCCGTAGTTTCGGCGTACCGTGGTGGAATGATCCGACCCGGCGACCTACGCGAGCGTGTCACTGTCCAGATCGCCAGCGGCACCACCAATGCCCTCGGCGAGACCGTGCTGGCGTGGTCCGACTCCTCGGCCGTCTGGGCCAGCGTCGAGGGCGTCTCGGCCCGCGAGGCCCTGACAGCCGGCCAGCAGGAAACCACCGTGACGCACCGGCTGCGGCTGCGGCACCTGCCCGGCCTTAACAGCCAGATGCGTTTCGCCTGGCGTGGCCGCACGCTTGAGATCTCCAGCCTGCTCGAGCACGGCAACCGCACCGAGCACGAGGCGATCTGCATGGAGCGTCGCAATGGCTGAGCAGACTGGCATCAGTATCACGACGAACATCCCGGGGCTGGAAAGCATCCGCAATGCGTTCGTGGCCCTGCCAAAAAATCTAGCCGCCAAGCACATGGCCGCCGGGCTGCGGCGTGCTGCCGAAAAGGGCGGCACGCTCCAGGCCCTTAAGTCGGCAACGCCACGCGGGCCGACCGGCAACCTGCGGCGGTCCATTGCGATCAAGAGCAAACGCTACCCAAGGACCGGCGTGGGCCTGGTCGTCCTTGGCTTCCGTTCTGGCCGCAAGATGAACGAGCCCTACGACAACAAGAAGCTCGGCTACCACCAGGGGCTCGTCGAGTTCGGCACCAAGGAGCGTACCCGCCGCACGCAGGGCGGCACACGGGTGTCCACAGGAAAGATGCCGGTCGGCGGCTCGTACGGCAGGCCGCCTGTGCGGTCGGCGTGGGAGCAGACCCGCGAGCGGGTCGAGTCGATGATGGTTGAGGAAATGACGGCCGCATTCAATGCAGCTGCCCGCGAGCTTGCCGACCAAATCAAGTCACTACAGGGGCCGTTCTGATGGCGCTGAAATCCCCAGAAGCGATCCTACGAAATGCCCTCGTGGCCAACGCCGACGTGCAAGCGTTGATCAGCGGGCGGATCTACCCGCTCCGCTACGTCGGGCCGGCTCCGATCCAGTTTCCGCTGATCATCTGGCGGCGTGCCCGGGTTCTCCGCGAGATGGCGATGGGTGGCCCAGTGGGCCTGCCACGAGTCACGGTGGAGATGTACGTCTACGGCACCACCTACGAGACGGCACGAGACCTAGCAGATAAGTGCCGGCGGGTTCTGGATGGGTTCGCTGGCGTTCTCGACAATACGGAAGTGCGGCAGGCGTCCTTGATGGACGAAGCCGACGACTTGGTGGAGATCGACGGAGCGGAAAACTCGCTCTATCTGGTCCGGCAAACATACGACCTCTTTTGGCTGGAGAATTAACACATGGCTTCGCACGCTCAGGGCACGACGCTCACTTTCGGCGGCACGGGCTACACGGTCACGAACATCACCTACTCGATGACCGACGTGGCGGCCGGCGACACTATCGACGTGTCGCACCTCGGCCAGTCCGCTGGCAGCAACGTGTTGACGATGGACCGGCCGCTCAAGGGATCGGCAACCGACACGGGCCGCGAAGTCAGCATTGAGTACCTCGGCACTGCACCTATCACCGACGGTGCCACGGGCACGCTTGTCATCTCTGGCGGGCTGACTCTGAGTGCGGCCGCCACCGTCAGTTCGTCCAGCGTCACGTTGGCGACCAATGACGCCACGCGGGGCCAGGCCACCTTCCGAGTCGCGCGGGTCTAGTCCGCTACGGAGGCTTCCGTGGCGACGTACTCGCAAGGCTGTACGGTGTCGTTTGCCGGCTCTGCAATCACAGAGCTGGCGAGCGTGCAGCTGGAGCTCGGCGGCGGTACGCCCGTGAATCGCAGCGGCAACGCGTATGCCCCCAGCGGCGGCAGCGTGAGCGTCGAAGCTCTCGCGCCGACTAATTTCAACTGGGGCGCCTACGGCTCGCTCAGTATCAGCGGTGGCGGCGTCAGCTTGACATACAACGCAGTATGTACAGGCAAGGGAGCCACAGCGGCTGCCAACGATGTGACGCGTTACACGTTCACGTTCGACCTGATTGGATGAACCTATGGCACTGACCAAAGAACAGATTCTGGCAGCGGACGACTTGGGCCTTCTCGAGGTCAAGGTCAAAGAGTGGGGCGGCAGCGTGTTCATTCGTGTGATGACATGCGGCGAGCGTGACAGCTACGAAAACGACTGGGTGGCCAACAAGGGCAAGGGCGTGGAGAACTTCCGCACGAAGTTCTTGGCACGCTGCCTGTGTGACGACAAGGGCCAGCGGCTGTTTGCCGACGCAGAGATTGAGCAGTTTGCGAACAAGTCGGCCAAGGTGATGTCGCGGGTGTGGGCGAAGGCGATGGAGCACAACGCACTTACGGACAAGGACGTGGAGGAGTTGGCAAAAAACTAGCAGTCCGCCCGACGAGAGTTTTCCTGTTTCGTCTGGCGGCGCATCTCGGAATGACGGTTCGGCGGTTATGTCAGGAAATGGACAGCCGGGAGTTTGCCGAGTGGATTGCGATCCACAGGCACTTCCACCCACTCCCTGACACATGGAGGCAGACGGGCCTTGTGGCCAGTGCGGCACTCGCGCCGTACTGCCCACGGGGCAGGACGCCAAAGGCGGAAGACTTCGTGCCGGTTGTGAAAGCACCGCAGCACGATCTGCAGATACAGGAAGCGTTGGAACAGCTGGCAAGAGACTTGGCAGGTGACTAGTGGCTACGGTGATCGGACTCGGCGTGCAGTTCTCGGCCAATGCCAACGGCATGACCAAGGGGCTGTCGCAGGTAGATCGCCAGCTACAGAACCTCGGCAAGCAGGCTGCGGCTGCGGCGTCGCTGTTCGACACGTTCAAGGGTTCAACGGCTGCGGCCGGTGCGGCCCAGCAGCAGGTCGCCACCGACATCGCCTTTCTCGGCAGTGCCCTGAAGACGGGCCAGATCTCCGCCGAGGAGTACGCAGCAGAATTGCAGGCTGTCGTTCGCAGTGCCCAGACTGCTGCGGCTGCGTTTGCCGAGGGGGCACGGATCACCGAGCAGGTGGCCACGGCCGAGGAGCGGCGCACCGCCGAGCTCGAGCGGCTCGGGCAGCTGCTCGCGGCTGGTGCGATCAGCGAGGAGACCTATGCCCGTGCTGCAGCAGAGGCCAGCGGTGCGAACGAGGAGGCCGCCGCAGCTGAGACCGAAAGAGCAAAGGCTCTAGCACGAGCGGCCCAGATCACTCAGGCCAACCTCACTCCGCAGCAAAAGTACGACGCCCAGGTGCAGGAGCTCGGCGACCACTTGGCAGCAGGTCGCATATCGCAGGAAACGTACACCGCCGCGATGGCTAAGGCCGCAGCGGAGTTGGACAGGGCCGCTGGTGCGGCGGACAAGTTCGGGGACTCCGTCGATGGTGCTGGCGACGGCGGCACGATGAAGTTCAACGAGCTTTCAGGCGTGCTGTCTGCCTTGCCGGGACCAATCGGCAACGTGGCAGGACGGCTGTCTGGCCTGGCGTCTGCCGGTGAGGGGCTCAGCAAGGTCTTTGGCGGCGGTGCCGGGCTGTCGGGCGGGCTGGCCAACATCGGAGCCTCGGTGGCCGGGCTAGTGAATCCGTTCACTGTCGGCCTGGCTGCGGTGGCTGCGTTTGGTGCTGGTGCGAGTGCGGTGGCCAGCGGTCTGCTCGACCTCGAGGACCGCGTAGAGAAGCTCGGCAACACTGCCGACAAGTTGGGCGTTTCGTTTGAGTTCATCCAGACACTGGAGGAAGCAGGCAACCGCTCTGGCGTGTCGATTGAGTCGGTGAGTAGTGCATTCGGCAAGCTACAGAAAACGCTTGCTGGTGCGGACGAAGAGAGCCGTGCCGCAACGGAGGCCCTCGGCCGGCTTGGGATCTCGTTCTCTGACTTGGAGAAGCTGAGCCCAGAAGAGCAGGTCCGCCTGGTGGGCGAGCAGCTGCAGGGCATCGAAGACCCTGCCAAGCGGACGGCAGCCGCCATGCAGATCTTCGGCAAGAGCGGGGCGGACCTGCTGCCGTTCTTCCGACAACTTAAGCCAGCGGCAGACGACATTCAGCGATTCGGTGCAGCGCTCAACGACATTGACCGCGCACGGATTGACAGCTTTGGCGATGGCATTGATGCACTAGGCGTGGCGGCCCGTGCTCTCGGCCAAGAGGTCACGGTGCCATTTGTTCAGCTTGGCGAAGGCGTGGCTCTGGCGGCTGCGGATTTCATCGGAGGCGTGAGTCAGATTGCATCGGCCATCGGTGACATTCTCGCCCCCGAGATGA